GATCCTTTTGATGTTCAGAACCTGGAACTTCAGATGCAAACTCTGTTTGATTCTTCCATGGCTCTGTACAAGCAAATGCTGGGACGAGGCGTGGCAAAGGAATGTGCCCGAATGGTGCTTCCCCTCTGCGTGCCCACAAAAATGTACATGACGGGCTCAGTAAGGTCATGGATTCATTATATCGATTTGAGGTCTGCTAATGGTACTCAGAAAGAGCATATGGATATTGCATTGGGTGCAAAGAAGATCTTTATTGAACAATTTCCTGCTGTTGCTGAAGCAATGGAGTGGACAAACTAAATACCGTATGAGTTGATGTAAATTATGGCAACATATCCCGTAAAACATAAAGAAACTGGTGAAACGAAAGACGTTGTAATGAGCGTTCATGAGTGGGATCAGTGGAAAGAAGATAACCCCGACTGGGAAAGATATTATACTCCTGATAATACACCAGGAGTTGGTGAGGTTGGTGAAGTTTATGATAAACTGAGAAAGTCTCACCCTGGTTGGAATGATGTTTTGCGTAAAGCATCTAAAGCACCTGGATCGCGAGTAAAACCTGTTTGAATTTGTTAAATGCCTAGAAAGAAGACTGCAAACCCTGTTCCATTTGGAATGAGCAATAAACAAATGAAACGCAAAAAACCAATCAATCTTGATCTGATGAGGACAGTTGATCCTCTTACAGAAAATCAAGAAACTTTGTTCAGCGCCTACAAGAAAGACCAGAATATCGTTGCTTACGGTGCTGCTGGCACTGGTAAAACTTTCATTACCCTTTATAATGCACTTCAAGATGTTCTTGATGAGCGTTCTCCATATGAAAAAATTTATATTGTTAGGTCTTTGGTCGCTACACGCGAAATTGGTTTTCTTCCTGGAGACCATGAAGACAAGTCCTCTCTTTACCAAATTCCCTACAAGAATATGGTAAAGTATATGTTTGAAATGCCTGATGACTCAGCATTTGAAATGTTATACGGTAACTTGAAGACTCAAGGAACTATTGGTTTTTGGTCCACATCATTCATTCGTGGAACTACACTTGATAATGCTATCATTATTGTAGATGAGTTTCAAAACCTCAACTTCCATGAACTTGATAGTATTATTACTCGTGTTGGTGAGAACTCTAAGATCATGTTCTGTGGTGATGCAACTCAGACTGACCTTGTAAAGACTAATGAGAAGAATGGTATTGTTGACTTCATGCGAATCTTGAACGTCATGCCTTCTATGGAAGTTATTGAATTTGGTGTAGAAGATATTGTACGTTCTGGACTGTGTAAAGAATATCTTGTTGCAAAAGCAGAACTAAATCTATGACATTTATCCATCATAATTTTTTAGGTGAACTTGAACTGAATAAGAAAGAAACAAATGGCATCCGACTGTACAATCTTCCAGATGGACAATGGGTGCCTTCTATTACTTCTGTAACTTCTTTCTACAACAGACAAATCTTTGTTGACTGGCGTAAGCGAGTTGGCATCGAAGAAGCAAATCGAATTACAAAAAAAGCAACTGCCCGTGGAACAGACTTCCACGAAGCAGCACAAGCATATCTTGAGAATAAAGAACTAAACTGGGAAAACTTTCTTCCTGCTACTCAGTTTATGTTTCATCATGCCAAGCCATATCTAGATAAGATAAATAACATACATGCTATCGAAAGAACCTTATATTCTGAGTTTCTTGGGTTGGCGGGTAGAGTTGACTGCATTGCGGAGTACGAAGGAGAACTTGCAGTCATTGACTTTAAGACATCTGAAAAAATTAAACCAGAAAAGTGGTTGGAAAACTATTTTGTTCAAGAGATGTTTTATGCTTCTGCCTATTATGAACTAACTGGTATTCCTGTCAAAAAACTAATTACTCTGATGGTTACTCCTGGTGGCGAGGTCAAAGTATTTGACAAACGCAATAAAGGGGACTATATTAAATTACTAGTTAGGTATATTAAAGAATTTGTACATCACAATACTAGGTCAGAGAATGGAGAATGAACTAGAAAAGGAACTAGAGAAAAAGTTTTTCTGCCCCTCTAAGTTTGCTCAAGAGATTGAGCAACTTGTTCATCTTAATACTGAGATGAATTATATTGATGCTATTATTCACTTTTGTGAGCAAAATAGTATTGAGTTAGAGTCGGTTCCTAAACTAATATCAAAACCATTGAAAGAAAAAATTAAGTATGAAGCGACTGAACTAAACTTTCTGAAGAGAAGTTCTAGAGCGAAACTACCACTTTGAGGAATGATGCCTTTTGATGCATATAAATGCTACTTGTCATTGAAAAATCATTTTACAAAAGACAAGTATGATTATCACAAATATTGTGGTAAAAGTCGTGCGACTGTCCAGTCTTTCTATAAAAGAAAAGATCGTTTCTGGTTTGAAAAACTAGCAAGAAATAAAAATAATAAAGAGGTTGAGGAGTTTTTTATTTCTAACTTCATCACATGCACTGATCCAAGTAAACTGTGGATTGGCGAAATGATTCGAGAAGGTGAAGTTAGATACACTGAATGGAAAAAGAAAACACAATCTCTTTCTTATGTCTTCAAAGAAGAAGTAGAAAATATTTTTGGGGAAAGGAAGGTTGATGAAGTTTTTTCGTGCAAAAAGGGGCACCCGCAGATCTTAAAAAGTTATCTAAGTGGTAAAACTTCCATTGAAACTCTAGTTATTCTTGATAAAATTCTTGGGTATAGACAAGAATTTGATAAGAATATCAAAGACCCTGTGTGGGAAACCGTAAGTATGAGAATGAAAAAATATTCTCCCTTCCTACATATAGATGTATTTCGTTATAAAAAAGTTCTAAAAAATGTTGTTTTGGGGGAAAAATGAGTTTTTTTAATTCTGATGTTGTCCGTGCAGAGATGACTGAAATAAGTGAGTTGCAAGAAGATGTTTACAGAAATGTCTTTAAGTTTCCTACTATGACAAAAGAAGAAAAACTTTTTCATGTTTCTCTTCTTGAAAGACTTTTGGATAAACAAAAAGTTCTTTATACTCGATTGAGTCTTTCTGATGACCCTGAAGCGCAGGAGATGAAAAAAAGAATTTCTGACTCTGCTCAAATGATGGGTCTTCCCCCAGACGTAGACATCAGTGTTGTTTTCAAAAACATGACTGATGTCCTTGAAGCAATGCGTAAAAACATTGACGAAACAGGTTCCGACCTGTAGAATAACGAAGTACACACAAGCCAAATACAAACAAACCGAGGTAATCCAAATGTCCTTTTCTGATCTCAAAAAGCAATCTTCTATTGGTTCTCTGACTCAAAAGTTGGTCAAGGAAGTTGAAAAGATGAATAATACTGGAGGCGGTGCTGATGAGCGTCTCTGGAAACCCGAAATGGATAAGACTGGCAATGGTTATGCAGTCATTCGTTTCCTCCCTGCCCCTGATGGAGAAGAACTCCCTTGGGCAAAGATGTACTCCCATGCCTTCCAAGGTCCTGGTGGTTGGTACATTGAGAACTCCCTGACCACTATTGGCGGCAAAGACCCTGTGTCTGAATATAACCGCGAACTGTGGAACAGTGGCATTGATGCTGACAAAGAAACTGTCCGCAAGCAAAAGCGTAAACTGTCTTACTATGCCAACATTTATGTTGTGCAAGATAAGGCAAACCCCCAGAATGAAGGTAAAGTCTTCCTCTATAAGTTTGGTAAGAAGATCTTCGACAAGATCATGGAAGCAATGCAACCTGAGTTTGAAGATGAGACTCCTATCAACCCCTTCGACTTCTGGCAAGGTGCTAACTTCAAACTGAAACTGAAGAAGGTTGCAGGTTACTGGAACTATGACTCCTCTGAGTTTGATCGTCCTGGTGCTCTTCTGGATGACGATGATGCACTGGAAGCACTGTGGAAGAAGCAGTATTCTCTTGCTGCTCTGACTGCTGCAGACCAGTTCAAGTCCTACGAGCAACTTGAAACTCGTCTGAAGATGGTTCTGGGTAAGAAGTCTGCACCTCCTCGCCTTGATGAAGAGGTGAATGATGAGGACAATGATCGTGGTAACTTCCAACCTGACTGGGCAGCATCACGTCCTGCACCTGAACCTACTTCTGACTTCAATGCACCTGACATCACCTCCAAATCCACTGCAAGTGAAGATGAGGATGATGCTCTGAGTTACTTCCAGCGTCTTGCTGAAGAGTGATTATTCAAATAGTCTAATATTATCTGCACGTTTAAGGGTGGGGCTCACATATTGAGTTCCACCTTTTTTGTACTTCATCATACTCTTTATATCGTTAAGAACGACATTAATATAATCTGGTTTTAACAAAAAGATATTTCTCTTCGCATCTTGAATTCTATCTTCGTAGACTTTATTGGTGATGGCAGTAGTAATATTTGTGGCAGATATTAAAGTGTTTGATGAATAATCATAATGTTCAACTGAATAATTTTGTGTGAC